ACCCGAACCTGCCCCCGAACAGCCCGCCCCTGAACAGCCCAAAGCGGAAACCACGCCAGAGACAAAAACCACGACAAAGACCGGCGCGAGAGGCAAACGGGGCTAAAAATCTTCTATGAGGTGATAGCATGACCGCCCTTGAAATAATCAGAGTCGTAGGCACGGAGTTCAAAGACATAAGCGATGAAGTCCTTGAACAGTGGATCGAAATCGTGAAGCCGATGGTCTCCAAGAAGCAATTCGGGAACTTGTATGAACAGGGCCTTGCCTTTCTCGTGTGCCACAAATTGAAAATGGCCGGGGAAGGGAATAACCCCCTCGGCGACGAGTTTAATACCGCCAGCCTCGGCTTCGGTGTATCCAGTGTTTCCGAGGGCGGTAGTTCTATCAGTTTCAGCGCCTCACAATCTTCTAATCTTGCAAACGATGCGGAGCTGGCACTGACCGCGTATGGCTTGCAATATCTCAGCATCCGGAGAATGGTGATCGTTCCGATCCATATTAGCGGGGAAGGTGAGAACTATGTCCATCGGCTTCCATGATTTGAAAATGTCTCCGAAGGGCGCAAAGTTCATGGCAGAACTGAACTGGCTGGCAAACCGAACGATTCATGTCGGCTTCCAGCGGGGAAAGGGTGTCTATGAAAATGGAGCCGATGTTGCCGATGTTGCTATGTACAACGAATTCGGCACTTCCAAGATTCCGCCAAGACCCTTTATGGAGCAATCCTTCAAACGGCACGAAGTGGAGTATGTTGAGGAATGTGAGAACATCTTCAACGCCATGATTAAAGGTCAGAAGACCGACAGCCTGATCCGGAAGTTTGGCGCAAAAGTCAAACAGGATATTGTGGACGAAATAGAGCTGGGGCAATTCGTACCGAACGCCCCATCCACGGTTGCAAAGAAGGGGTTCAACAAGCCCTTGTACGAAACCGGCTTGATGGAGAAATCTATCTCCTACTACACGGAGAAAGTGAAGTGATGGCATGAATATCCGACTGTTCAACCGGAAATATACCCTCCGGTCGTTCGGCCCGCCTACAATCAGGAATGGGTATGCTATTCCTTCTGGATACACCGACAAAACGGTGAGCATCCATGTACATCCGTCTGGTGGGGATCAGGTACAGGATAAGGATGGAGCGGGCGAGGGCGTGGCAAGACGCCTCGAAGGACATGGAGAGGTAGAAATAAAAATCTCGGACAGAGAGGCCGGAACAAAAGCAGATATGCTATTTTTTGACGGCCATTGGTACGAGTGCGTTTCGTGTGAGCACTGGTTTCATACCATCCTCACGCATTACAACTACCGATTTGCCCTTGTCCCCGAACATGCAGAAGGAAAGAAAAGTGAGTTTAATGCTCCGATGACGTATGGAGGTGGATTGTGAGGATAAAGGACGTCAGAAAACTTTTTTGTTCTCTGACTGAAGAATATTTCTCAAATGCAATTGTGCTTCTTTCGCGTCAAAGCAGGATTGCAAAACCAGAACTTCCTCTCGTTTTGCTGACATTCGGGACTGTGACCCGACCTTCCCGCCCGAATCTTCAAGTGTTCGACGGCGTGAATGTGGAGCAATATGCGTCTAATGTCCAGCTTGATATAGATCTGTTTACCCACGGCATACCAATCGTAGATCAAGAGATTGGGGTTGTCGGTTATGAGGATTCCGCCGTTGAGGATTTGACGGCTTTTGATGATTTCCTTAACTCCGAATATGTTCTGGAATGGTGCGATATTCATTCCTTGACGATTCAGCGGGAGGGAGATATAGAATCCTTATCCGGTATTATCGGCGAAACGTCTTATGAATACCGGGCCAGAATGCGGCTCATTCTGTCATTCGTTTCCTTGGCAGTAGAACACGCCGCAGTAAACGATGAGAGCAGTATTGTTTATCCCACGGGAAGATTCGATGGGGATGAGGAAATCTTTGAACCGGGTGCGCCCGTAAGGAAAACGAGTACAACCGGAGGGTTTGGAAGTCCGGAAGAGGAAAAAGAAAAACGGGCGACCGTCGTTCCTCATTACACACCCACGAGCAGTGGAGGCGGATCCGAAATCCTCGCTATGTTCAATACCGGGTACTTCACCGAAGCCGAGGTGGAGTTTGTTCCTTATACCCGCGAGGGAGAATATGTATCCCATGGCTTTGCGGTCAGAGGCCATCTCGACGCCACGGCAAGACGGCTTCTTGATTACCTGCAAGAGTTAGGATTTTACCCGGTTACAGCCGACTTTGACCTGAAGCATTCCGTGACCTATGTCAGCGACGATGATTTGATCGTTGAGGTTGACGAGGAAAACAAAGCTCTTATCATCAAGCGGGGAAAGAAGACTTCCGATCCCGTATAAGTGAGCCGCAATATCCCATAAATCATAGAAACGGAGGAAAATCCGAATGAGCAAGAAAAATTACGACCTGATCGCAACCGTCGATATTGATATTGTCTCCCCTATCGTGGATGATACCAGTTTCGACAATATGCTGATCGTCGGTCCTGCTCCGTCCGTTGCGCCTGAAACCGCTCCGCCCGACTTCGGTGCTTACCGATCTCTGGATGAGGTTCTGGATACCGGGTGGAGCCTTGAAGCGCATGATCCTATCGCCGAGGCCGCACAAGTTGCGTTCTCCCAGACTCCTCGTCCGACCGTTCTGTATATCGCTCCCATCAAGGATACCGACACCGTTCAGCAGGGCGAAGGTCAGGATGCTGTAATGGTCGTGTCTCCGCTGAAAGCCATCGAGCGGGCCATCGACAGCGTGAAGTGGTACGTTCTCTGCACCGCTGGCGTGGATTCGACTTGGTATGAGGAAATCGCCGAGTTCATCGAAGCCTACGACAAGATGTTCGTTTACACGGAGACTGAATATCTCCGCAACAACAAGACCGCTTCTACCGGAGCTGTGTATAACAGAACCGTGGGCGTGTTTGGCCCCGAAAACGGGACTCAGGTTGTTGCGGATATGCCTCGTGCCAACAAGTACATGAACGTGGCGTTTACCGCTGACTGGCTGAACTACCAGCCCGGATCCGAAACCACGGCGTTCAAGCAGCTCACCGCTGTGTATCCTTCCGAGCTGACTTCCACTCAGCTTGCAAACCTCGCGGAAGATGGCCTGTGCTACTTCATCACGGTTGGGAACCGCAACATTACCATGAGCGGCAAGACCCGTTCTGGCGAGTGGGCCGACGTGATCCGGTTCCGCGACTGGCTTAAGAACGATATGCAGATTCGTGTTGTGAATCTTTTCATCATGAACGCGAAGATTCCGTACACCGATGAAGGTATCGCTCTGATCCACAACGCCATGATCGCTTCTCTGAAACGCGGTCAGGTTATGGGCGGTATCGCTCGGGACGAGTTCGACGAATACGGGATTCGTATTCCCGGTTTCGCCACTTCTGTCCCGCTTGCCTCCAGCCTCACCGCTTCGGAGAAAGCGTCTCGTATTCTGCGCGGATGCAAGTTCAGGGCGAGACTTGCCGGGGCGATCCATTTCGCCGAGATCAAGGGCAGCTTGACCTACGAGCTGTAAGAGAGGAAGGTGAAATAAATGGCCGCTGGAAGAATCAAAACCTACAACCCCCGTGAAATCACTTGCACCCTCGGCTCCCACATCGTTGAAGGGTATGCAGAGGACAGTTTCATTCAGATCGAGCCGAACGGGGACGGCATCACGAAGAAGGTCGGCTGCGACGGCGAAATCGTCCGTTCCGTCAGCCCCGATAGAACCTACAACATTCGGATCGTTCTGCTGAGATCTTCTGCTTCTGCGAAGTTCCTTCAGGACAAGTTCGATGAAGATGTGGAAACCGGAAATGCCCTGTTCCCGATCCTGATTAAGGATTTGAAGGGCGGCATGGTCTTTGCCTCCGACGCTTGCTGGGTTGTGCGTTCTGCGCCTCGGCAGTTCGGACGTCAGGCCCCCGACCTTGAATGGGAACTTTCCACTGGTGAGGCTGATCTCACCGAAGAGGGCGAATAAGCTGAACGAAAGGGGGAGGATCAAGGGGATGGTTCTCCCCCGTTTCTTTGAATGGAGGTAAAAATATGTACGCGCTGAAAAGAACGGAATCCACCCAATTCGATATTGGTGAGTATTCCTTTTACGTTACGCCTTTTCCGGCAATGAAGAGCGCCGGTATCGCCGCGGATGTGGCAAAGGTAATCGGTCCCGCTCTTGGCGGTTTCATTTCACTCGTTGGGGGAAACGGAACCGAAGAGGCTAATGCGGATAATTTACTGGCTGGCATCGATTCCCAGAAAGCTGTATCTGTTATCGGAGAAGCGCTGTCTTCTCTGAATGGGGATGAGATGGAGCGAATTATCAGCCGTTTGTTGCTCGATAACAACAATGTATCCGTCAGCGGTCCGTACACCGACTTCAAAGCTGTGCGAATGAACCGCGAAGCCTTTGATGAGGTTTTCTGCTGTGAAGCTCAAAACATATTCGTCCTCTGCTGGGATGTAATCAATCTGAACTACAAGAGTTTTTTCAAGAACATCGCTCTCCAATTTGGAAACCAAACCGAGTCTACGGAGAGTTTGACTACGAGCGCTATGGAGAGCTTGACTTAACAGCGTTCAATGATCTGGAAATGCGGATGTACACGCTGATCAAAGCGCGTCTCGCATCCAAATTCGAACTGGAAACTTGCTATACACTTGAAGAGGCATTGAAACTGTATGCCTTGTATCAGATGGAGCTTGATATAGAAGCCGCTAAATCGGAAGAGATGAAGCGGGAACACGAAACAGGAAGACACTAACCGAGGGAGGTGAGATTGTGCCGGAATTTACGCTTGAGTCCATGATACAGTTTATCTGTGACCCGAAAAGCATTCAACAGGTAAACAATACCGTCAGCGGATTAAAAAGCATGATCGGGAAAGCCCTCGGTACAATCGGGATCGGATTCAGCCTCAAGGCGATGAACGACGCCGTTGAGCAGGTTCGGTCCGTAAATCGCGCTTTGGAAAGCGCGGTCGGGCAATTCGGAAATATAGATGATATTCAGGAAAAAATCCTGAAAACTTCTAAAGATCTCGTCGGGAATTACGAGGACGTGTCAAAAAATGTGTCCGACCTCGTAAAGAACAACAAGACCCTGTTTGATGTGGATAAGGCTATCCGGTTCACCGATATTATGACCAAGCTCACTAAATTGAGCGGCGGCAGTAATTCGGATGCTTCCGGGCTTGTCTCGAGTATGGCGTCAGCCATGAAGAATGGCCGATTTGACAGCGGTTCGCTGGACGCTTTGTTTGCGAAGGCACCACAGGCAATAAAGATCCTTACGGATTATTACGGCGTTTCCGAGAGGAAGCTCCGTACTATGGCACAGGCCGGAATCATTAAGGCGAAGGATATTCAAAAGGCATTCATGGATGCGGGGGAGGCTGTAGATAAATCCTTCTCTGAGATGGGGCCGAGAATATCCGATGTGCTTTCATCCGCGCGGAGCCAGCTCAAATATTTCATCGAGGAAACCGATGAAATGTTCGGCATTACGAAATCCATAGCAAAATTTCTACAGAGCGGATTTCAGACCGTGATGGGCTGGCTTCAGAAAGCGCGTTCAAGTGTGATGTTCCTTTCGGAGAAGCTGGGCGGGATGGAAAATACCCTCAAACTTCTCGCGGTTGTCGCGGCTTCATTCGCTGTTGCCATGAACTTCGGAAAAATCGTATCAGGGGTAAAAGGTCTGGTTGGCATATTCGGCAAGCTGGGGATAAAAGGAACCTTAATCGTTGCGGCAATCGCCATGATCATATTGGCGATAGAGGACTTCATCCACTTTATGAAAGGGAATAACTCCCTGCTGGGGGTGATGTTCGAGAAGGCCGGTATAGATGCTGACGAGGCAAGAGAAAAGATAATCTCCGCTTGGAACACGGTCAAGAAATTCCTTCTTGCAGCTTGGGGTGCGATCAAACAAGCTGGCACGGCTGTTTGGGGTCAACTTACAGCGTTTTGGCAAAGAAACGGAGAGCGGATTGTTCAGGTAACGACCAAAATCTTCACGGCTGTCGGTACTATCGTCAAGGCTGTAGCAGGACAAATCGCTGGCTCGTGGGACAACATGGGCGGGTCGCTCATGAGCATAATTTCAAAGGCGTGGGATTATATAAAATCTACGTTCCAATTTGCCCTTGACTTCATCTTAGATCTGCTTGCCGTAGTTTGTGACATCATCAATGGCGATTGGAGTGCGCTTTGGGAAGATGTAAAAACATTGTTCGTCAACATTTGGAACAACATGATAAACTCCCTTAAGGAGTGGGCTAAGTTGTTCGCTTCGTTTATAGAACTTATCGGACAAGCCATCCTTTACAGTTTCACATGGACGCGCGACCAGATCAAAAAGATTTGGGATAGTATCGGCCCCTACATCACGGGCGCTTTGAAAGCCGTATGGGATAAGATCAAATCCATCGGTCAGGCAATTGCCGATTTCTTCGTCGGGTTGTGGGGATCCATTACAGAAACGGTCGGCGGAATCAAAGATACAATCGTTGAGAAATTCCAAGAGGCTGTCGATTGGATCGTTGCGCTCCCCGGACAGGCCCTCGCATGGGGTTCTGATATAATCAACAAAATCATCGAAGGGATTCTCGGGGTCGGAACGTCTCTGAAAGAAACGGTTGAGGGAATCTTTGATGATCCCATCGGATTCATAAAAGGGCTTCCCGAAAAAGCCGTCGAATGGGGTAAAGATATAGCGGGCGGTTTGAAGTCTGGAATTGAGAGCGGCGCGGGGGCTGTGAAAAAAGCGGCTTCGTGGGTTGCCGGTAAGGTTAGCGGTGTTCTTCACTTCTCCGAACCGGACGAAGGCCCGTTATCTGATTTTCACACCTATATGCCTGATATGATAAAGATGATGGTCCAAGGCATAGAGGCCGGGATCCCTGCCATCCGTCAGGTAGTTGGAACTTTGACCGGTGCAATGTCTTCTGATTTTGCATCCGGGTTAGGCTCTCTTTCATCTGTCGTTGAAGCGATAAAAGAATCCATGGTTTCTGATTTTGCTTCGGGCATCGATAAGCTGTCAGCACTTGCGGATTCCCGATTCGTTTTCCAGAAAACTGCTGGCGCTGTAACCAACAGCAACAACATTTCCCGCAATGTAGTTCAGAATGTGGAAATTTCCAACACGTTCAACGGAGACCGGGCGGGACAGCAGAAAGCATCCGCGGCTATGAAATCCGCGGCTCAGGACAGCACGGCTCAGATGGGCCGCGCACTTCTGTTTGCGAGGTGATTGAATGGCACGGGCAATACAACCGGTTCAGGTTGCTGGAATTGAATTCGATGCTCTCATCGAAGAAACGAGGCAGCTCGACGCGGAGATCCCTCAATATTCGACCGAAGAAGGGTTCCAAATTTCTGATGCGATCATCATTGACGCGGAAACCATCAGCATGACGCTTTTCGTGACGGACACTCCTGTAACTTGGCGTGACCGTCACGGGGGCGCACATATGGGAGACGTTTGCAGTCGCCTCGAAGCGATCTATTTCAACAAGGAACCCATCA